ATGAGAAGAGTTGAAGGAAGTGCCGGTGTATCGCTGATGGAATGCACGAACCCGGTTAAAGACAAATGGCGCATCCGCTGGGATGTGCAGGAAAAAGAGAACGGCTCTGCCTCCTACATGGAAGAGGAGTTCGGACACAAGCCTACTGATGAGGAAATCCGCACATTGGTTATGTCATGGTATAACAGCCAGACTGATGCAGCTATCCTATCCGGATTCGCCTATAATGGCGCCCCTGTATGGCTTTCTACGGAGAACCAATACAACTATAAGGCAGCATACGATTTGGCCGTTCAGACGGGCGGAGAGACCCTTCCGGTTACATTCAAATTCGGTTCGGATGAACAGCCCGAATACCATACCTTTGAAAAGTTGGATAATCTGAAGGACTTCTACATTCAAGCGGTCAGACACATCCAAAACACACTGGCTGAAGGATGGAAAAGGAAAGATGTATTCAACTTGGATTTATATCGGATTGAATGATTGACAATCCCTTCGGGGGAAGGATAAAAAAAAGCCCCCGGCCTGTTAAATAGTCGTCTCACTTACCATTTAAACATAAAGCACCTCTTACCGGCACGACCGGGGGCAGATACCCTCGTTCGCCAGTAAGAGGCTTTTTTATGTAAGCGCTATTCTGCGCAATGATAAGTGAGACAATGCAAATGTACGAAATTTAACTGGATATGAAAGTAATTGAGATACTAAAATTGAACAGAGAGCTTTTAAAAACGTGCCATTACATGGGCATACGACCCGATGACGTGCAATATATAGAACTATATAATGAATATAACAAGTTGCAGACCAATGGTGAAAAAGTGTCTTATATCGTAGCTACGCTTTCCCTACGATATGGCATCAGTGAGCGAAAGGTGTATGACCTGATCAAGCGTTTTAAAACCGACTGCAATTTGTGTGCAGTGTAATCAGGACTTCCTCCCACTAAAGGCAAACTCCCCTACCCTACCTTTGTATCGCAATAAATAACATTCATATCATGGACAAGTATTATCAAATCTTAGGCAAGGTGCTTTCGTCCGGAAAGATGCAAAGCAATAAAAAAGGGAATATCCGCTACCTACTGAATGAACAGCTGACGCTGCTCCCTGCCGACCTTCTTGATATATTCGAGGGGCATACCATAGCGCGGAAGAAGTTAAAAAACGAGTTACAACTGTTTATGAGGGGCGAACGAAACGTGGAAAAATACAGGGAGGCCGGAATCAACTGGTGGGACTACTGCGGCTCTATCCTTGTGAACAGCTACCCAACCTATTTTGAAAAACTGCCGCCACTCATCGAACGCATAAACAGGGAAAAAAGGAACAGCAAAAACTATATATTGTTTCTCGGATCTACAGGAACAGAAAGCAACCAGGCTCCATGCCTTAGTCTTGTTCAGTTCCAGATAGAGCAAGGAGAACTGGTCATGACCGCCTATCAGCGAAGCAGCGATGCGAATTTAGGACTGCCGGCAGATATTTATCATTTGTATCTAATATCAAGACAGATTGAGTTGCCACTAAAATCCATCACCCTGAATCTGGGGAATGTGCATATTTACGAAAACAACATCGACAAAACAGAACAGCTGCTTGCCGGCAATGAAAATGTAAAATTTGAATTGAACGTATGAGAAAGATGTATCTGTCAGCCCCTCTCCCATTTGTCGGGCAAAAGCGTATGTTAGCCAAGGAATTCATGAAAGTGCTGGAGCAATATCCGGATGGAACATTGTTTGTTGACCTGTTCGGTGGCTCCGGATTGTTGTCTCACATTACCAAATCCCTCAAGCCCCACTCTACTGTTATCTATAATGACTTTGATAACTACCGCTTCCGCATGAAGCACATTCCGCAAACGAATCAGCTGCTTGCTGACATTCGCGAAATGGTAGGGAATTCCGTACCACGTCATAAAATCATTAAAGGAGAACTGCGTGAACGAATATTCAGCCGCATCGAGCAGGAAGAGAATAGCACCGGATATGTGGATTTCATTACCCTCTCCTCCTCTATCTTGTTTTCCATGAAATACAAACTGTCTGTTCAGGATATGCGGAAGGAAGCTTTATACAACAATATACGCAAGACCGGCTACCCGGAATGTACGGACTATCTCGAAGGGCTGGAAATCGTATCTTGCGATTACAAGGAAGTATTCAACCGGTATAAAGATATTCCTGGAGTAGTATTTCTTGTTGATCCGCCCTATCTGTCCACTGACGTAGGGACCTATAACATGTACTGGAATATGGCAGACTATCTGGATGTGCTGAATGTACTGAAGGGGCATTCATACGTATATTTCACATCCAACAAATCTTCAATTCTGGAGCTGTGCGAATGGATAGGTAAAAATAGGGATTTAGGTAATCCTTTTGAAAACTGCACAAAGGTGGAATTCAATGCTCACATGAATTACAACTCTTCTTACACAGATATGATGCTTTACAAGAAAGAGGCTGCCTGATTGCGTTTACTTTGCCTGTATTGAACAAAAAAGCCGCAGACGGTAATTTGTACGTCCGCGGCTTTTTCTGTCTAATAAAGACGGCTATTGCAGCCGCTTGATGGCCACACACTGATATACCTCGATACTTTCCACAATATCCTCATGGTTGTGATTGGTATCACTCTCCACCAGATCCAGCTCCAAAAAGGTCTCCCCGCTCAATCCGGCAAGCTGTGCATGAAGCAGTCCGGACAGGTCAAACACCTTCAGCGCATCCTCCTGCAGCTCGCTGCCCTCAGCACTCGAACCTTCCCAGTCCGTCACGATGTGCAGTTTAATCAAAGGTTCTGCCCGGTATTCCACACCGGGAACAATCGCATTCCACTGTATAGGGCAGAATTCCACAAAGACAGCCGGACGCTCCCAGTTTTCTTCCTGTTCGATGAATTCCACATTATGGTTCCACAAGTCTATGTGCTTGATAAGGTCAATGGCCTTCAGCTCCCGGCAAAGCATCCGGTAAAGTTCTTTTCTCATTTTCTTATGATATTATATTCAATGGTAAAATACTCTGTTAGGTTCTCTTCTACAATCTCACGGACGGCTTTTTCCACTTCAGGCGATGTGCCGAGGAAACGGCGTCGGGGAATCCTGATGGTGCTTCCTGCTTTCTTTAAAGCCATGAACATCCAAAAATCGGCTTCTGTATCAAGCCGGACATTTCGTTTGTCTTTTCGAAGTTTGCCGTCTTTTCTTCTACCGAACGCTCCGGTTGCCTCATAATACTTATGCCAGAAGAAACGCTTCATCCGCTTGGTCACCACTATTTCACCGCCATCATTATGAATGGCCGCATAGGGCAGAGAGGTAAAGAAGGTAATGCTGTTTTCCGTTGTCCGACTTCCGATACTTTTCCGAAGCGCCCCGGTATCTGTTAGTATGGCTCTACCTTCATTCCGGATGGGGCTTTTCCGTCGCTGCCATTTCTCACTGAAAAAAGCCTGCCGTTCAAAGTTCTTGTCAAACTCATCACTCATTTCCACCTGAATGTCTTTCAGTATCCGGGCCACTACTTTTTTTACGTTTTCATTCATTCCCAGTCAAAGTTAAATTTCAATTGTACCGTATCGTCCGGCAAATCATTTTTAGGGTCTGCGGACGCTTTAAGCATATTGTAGAATGTACGCTCACTAATAGCATACACAGGATATATGTACCGCCGCCATATTTCACGGTTCGGTACACCGTGACTGGCATAATGGTCATATATCCTGTTTACTTCTACTACACGCTTCTGATAACTGACTCCGTGCCGCTTTCCCATATAGGTTTAATCGTTCATAGACGGTTCTACTTTAGGTTTATAGGGACGGATGTCAAGCGTCATTTTTGCGCTTACCGTTACCCGGCCACTTCCTTCACACTGTCTGCAGACTTCCTCAACGGTTTCGCTTCGCTTCTTTCCAAAGATCCGAGAGGGATATTCTACAACTTTCTTTACTTTACCTGTACCGTAGCAAGCACGGCACAGGGCTACTTTCGGAGATTTCTCCACTTCTTGTATCATAGTTCTATTATTTATGATTCTGTCATTCCCAGAGGGATAGGTTTCCACATTCCGTTTTCGTTTTTGATTTCAGCACGGATAAACTGTTTGCTCACTTCCGGCTGGTAGGCTTCCTCAATGATACGCACACCTTCAATGAAACGGTCATCTCCGGTTTCCATGGCCACTTTGCGAAGCTGCACGATGCGTGAAGCCTTCAGCGTTCCCTTGGCATCACGGGCCAACAGACGAAGCACCATGCTCACCAGTGCCTTGGTCTTTTCATCTTTGGCCAGACCTTCGATGTATTCCTTCACAATGGCTATACCGTCTTCCACCGTGTCACGGTAACCGTCGGTCACATACACACCCAGCGTGATTCGTTTGTCGCCTTCACTGTTAGTAAAGGTATGGCTGCGCTGGTCATCCTTCACCTTGGTCTTGAAAAGGTCTGCCTTCATTTCCAGAATGGTTTTGAAGTTGTCCATCACAGTCTGCTTGCTTGCCTTGATCTGCTCACTGATGCCCAGCAGTACCGGAATGGAGTTTGCTATCTCCTCATCCACCATCTGTTTGTACATTTCGCGGTCATTCTTGGCTTTTTCCTCTGCCGCTTTCTTTGCTTTTTCTCTCTGGAAGGCTTCAAATTCCGCCTTTTCCTCTGCCGTCATTACCACGGTCGTTTGTTTCATTTCTTCCATGATTCTTGTTTTTTGGGGTTATTGGTTTTCATAATCCTGCATTTCAGGTTCGTCTTCCATCAGCATAGCCTCTCCGTTGGCGTATGCCCAGTCAGCCAATTCACTATAAAACTCGGCTGCATCTTGCTTCTCCATATCAGAGGCAAGCAGGTTGATTTCCTTTTTCAGATTCTCTAAAATCTTTGTGTTTCTATTTTCCATATCCTATCAGTTTGCCGGAGCATCAGGGTCAATCTGAATGAGTGATACCATGCTCACGGGGTTAATCGTTTGCTTTTCTTTCCTGGGCTTCAAGCCGCCTTTCCGTTGTATGGACCGAAGCTTTACCGCCAGTTCATCCAGTTCGTCCACCGTAATCTGTCTGAACGCTTTGCCGACTATTCGGGGATTACTGCAGAAGTCATTGATTCGTGCCCAGTCGGATGTATCTATGCCCAGCTTCTGCATCAGGTTCAGACAGAGACTCCGTTTCCGCCGCAGCTCCTCACGCAGCTTCTGTCGCCATTCGTCTTGTCCGCTCAGCTTCTCCAGAGCCGTACAGCAGGCTTCATACTCCTTGGCTGTCATTTCCTTCAGACTGTCCGTCCGGTTCCACGTGTACTGCAGCACAATGCTTTTCTTGAATTCTTCCCGGTCTCCTGTACAGGGAAGCTTGTTGAACAATGTGTAGAACCGGGCGAAATTGGTTACTTCCTGTGCCATGTCATTTACCATTAAGAATCATTTCACATTCCGTTGATTTGGTACTGACACGATAAATTATCTTATCCGGCTTCACTGATTTACCTTTGTATTCAGCCTCAATTTGCTTAGCAAATATCTTTTTGAACTCATCACCCATTTTAGAAAGTATTTCTTTATTGTACTCCCCGCAAAAACCTATGCGTGAGGATTGGATTTCACGAATTGTTCCTCTATATACCGTAGCGGTCAACTTCATCACCACAACACCGGTTTCCATTTTTATTTTTCCCATATCGACTAATTTTATTCAAACAACACTTTAATGCCACACGAACTGGCCACGTCAAGTTCCAGCTTCGCGCCTTTACTCAGTTCCCAGTCCTTCAGCATATAGATATACTCACAATCCAGAAGTAGGGCGATATCCGCCCGCATGTGCTCTCTCCAATGGGCCTCATCCGGCAGCCCGTTCTTAAAAGGATTGACCGGGGAAAAGCCCATATTTCTCAAATTCTGTTCCGCATTGGCAAACGCACCCTTGCGCTCGTCAATGTTATAGTGGGCTATTGCCCCGCTGATGTAAACCTTGTCTTTTTCCATATCACAAATTATTACTCGTTTGAATGATTCCTTCTTCCCACACCACATAATAGCTGCCGGCCTCACCGATGGCACGGCCTTGACAATACGCCTTATAACCGACCACCCGGATCTTCATGTCGCAGATATAACGCAAACGGATCGCACCGCCTCCCATCGGCTGGCTCTTCTTTTCCTGGCTGATCCAGATGAAGCACTTTTTCGGAAAACGCTTCATCAAGGCTACCGCATCCGGATACTCCCATTCCGACACCTGATACGAATCCACGATGATAAACTTCGGGGATTTCGGCTTCTTCAATCGGTCTATCAGTTCCTCATAGGTCTCGTCCACAACCACACGGAACTTACCTTGCACCTCGTTCATCTTCAAATATTCCATACGGCGTTGGAATGTCTGGTTCACGCCCTCTTCATAACTCAAGTACAACACAAGGCCGTATTTGCACAGTTCCTTGCCAAGCTGCATCACAAAGCTGCTCTTTCCGCTGGCACTGGCACCGCTGATGAACCAGGAGGCATTCTCCGCAGGGAACCCGAAAGGCTTGTTCCATTTCTCATCCCACGGCAACGTCACCCATTTCTTGGCGGCTATGTCTTTCGGACTATATGCTCGTTTCATGGCTCTTTTTCTATTGATTCAATCCTATATTTCAGAAACCCTTTGATGATATGCGGAGGATGGTGTATCGGGCAGAATTGCCCTACGTGAAGCCCCCAATACGGGACATAAGCATCTTTCCATATTTCATTTTGAAATGGTCCGGCTTCCTCCACAAGACCACCTTCATTTACTTTGAGCCATAACAGGTCTTGGCCTTTGTCCTCTAAAACTATCTTAACCATTTCCTATGCCATTTTAAGTTTCTCTATCTCGGTATATACTCGCCTCAGACCTCCACGTGTCTTGCGTACAATCTGCGCTATATCCGCACCTGCCGGGGCATTTACTTTAGCCACCGTCCGAGCTTGGGCATTCAAAAACGCCTCACGCTCCTTGCCGTCATCAGGTGTCACCTTGCTGTAACGGTCTCCATAACGGCTCAACATCTCGGTATAGCCCACTTTCTTACATTCTATCGAACGGTTGATCTTTTCTTTCAAACCATCCGCACCCATCATATACCAGGCACAACTGCGTTCGGTGGCATTCCACAAAGCCTTCAGCTCAAGGAACGCCTCATACTGCAAATCCCCGGCCTCGTCCAAAATAATAAGCGGATTCTCAATGGAACGGAGGTAATAAGTCAAATCCTCGTATACATCGCTATATTTACCTTTGGCATCCACTCCGAACTCCGCAGCTATCTTACGCACCAACTTCAGCTTGGTCTTCACCTGCGAGCAGTCGATATACACGGCATTCTTGTGGTTCTGCACATAATACCTTGCGGTAAAAGTCTTTCCGATGTTTGGAATGTCGCATAGGATAGCCGACAGGCTCGACTGCTGGGAGAACTCCAGCTGGGCGGTTATATACTCGAACGTGGCGGTCTTGGCAACCTTCCACTCCATATCGGCACGGAGGCCCACACCCAAACGACGGGCTATACTTATCCAGTTGGCATCACTAAGGGCTTTATCCGTCTGTCCGTTCTTAATGGCACTGTACACCGATGTGCTGATGCCAAGGGAGGCGGCATGTTTCGCGTCACTCGGATAGTTCGCACGGTTGGCAGCTATCGCTCCCAAAATCTTCTGTTTTTGCGCTTCTGTAATCATAATTCAAACGCTGTTATAATGTTATTCTAATCGTATTCTTACATATCTCCAATAGCCATTGCCGCCATATTGGTCGGCTGCCATTCGTAAGCTTCATCGGGTTCTTCAGGAACAGGTGCCGTAGGTAATACAAGGCTTTCCGTTTCCTCATCTTCTTCCTCACGTTGGACCGGTGCCACACCTACCTGACCGATAGCGTTATCACGTACCCATTTGTCAAAGTGACTCATTATCTTTGCCTGTTCCGTATAAGCTGCCTTATCTTCTTCGGTCTGTTCCGCCATTACACGGCTATAAGTCACAACCGGGCGCACCTTGTCGATATAGCGGTCATTCTGATACAGGAACACATCGGTCGGTTTGCCTTCCTCATCCGGCAAATAGAAAGCCGTCACCTTGCGGTTATTAGGCTCCAACTTCTCAAGAACCTCCGGACCACTCAGCCACCAGTCAGCGTACGCCACACGTACCGTACTGTTCCGTCTTACGCTTGTTTCCACCCTCTCGCCGATATAACGGCTCAGGGTCAGTTTGTCAAGCGGGCGCAGAGTCGGGTTGATCCTCGCCACAAGCACATCCCAGCGGGTCATACCCGGATATTTCTTCTGGTTGGGGTGCAGCGTGTTGTTCCACTCCGCACAGTCCCGGCGGTCATCGGCCACAAGTTCCTCAAACGTATAATATTTCCGATCCTCGTAGGTATGGTTCCCACTGTCGCTGATTTTCTTCTGATCCACACGCCGTGCCCCTTTACCGTACCAACGACCCACCCCTTCATGGTTCTTATGGGCGATAGTTGTCTTGAATGCGCCGTTCAACGGTTCGGCATATTTGTCCTGAGAGTTCAACGGTGCACAAAAGCGCACAAACTTGAACACCTCACCGGCTTTCAGGAAGCCCTCCTTGTACTTGCTCATCAAATGCTGCTCCACCTCGATACCGGCAGGCATCCCCCACCCGTTACGCTCAATCAGGCGGAACATATCCCGGAAACAGGCAACCACAAGGGCTTCGTCTTTATCACGGCCGTAAGCAAGCCCCACACGGCACTGGCTCACCATATCGTAGGCATAATAAGCATGTACGTATTCACCACCCTTCATGCGACGCGGAAGATCCACGTCATCCATCGTAATCTGGGACAAGGAGAACTCTCCACTGTGGCGGTGCATGTGTGGCATTTGCTCGTGGTAGAATTCCGACCACCCACGACGCTTTTTCTCTATGAGTACCTGGTTGGCCGGCTTGTTCAAGATGTTGCGAATGGTACTTTCGCTCAGTTCTTTCGGATCACCGTTCTTATCCGTAAAATCGTTATGGTTGAATATTTCCCCGGTTTCCAAATCCCATACCTCCAACTCACCACACACAAAGGAGATATACATCTCGTGTACGTCACTGCCATAAGGCTGGTTCGGCAGCACCGTGATGCTCAGCACGAGACGCTCGGTCTTGTAATCCACTTTCCTCGCGCACTGGTTACCGAACTTTCCACTGATAAGGCACTCATAACCGTACTGCTTGTACTCGTTCACCTTCTTTCGGAAACGCAAGGTACTCGCCGGCAGATCATGCCCGAACTCTTCGCGCAGCGTCTCAATGGTAGTAGCCATCATGCTCCAATCATACTTCTCTCCCATTAACTTTCGATAATCACGACTACGATTGTACAACTTGATACAAGTATTCAGTACTGAAGCATTTATCGCATACTTTCTGGCAAGCTCGTCAGAAGCCTTATCGCTGGACTGCCGGGCAGCCCAATCCATAAAGAAAGCGACGGCAGCCTGATCAAGCTCGTAATTCGATATTATCCAGCCACGCAAAAGCACGGCATTGCCACCAGGATATTTCTCCTCGACTTTTTCTTTGTAAGAGGTAGGCAGACTATCAATAACAATCAAAGCTCCATTTCCTTTCGCTCCACCACCACGACGTGCTACCTTTATCCGGCCACTGGATGCCATATACTTGTAATTCGGAACAGTCATTATTCCGCCATCAACAAGTTCACGAAACGATATGCAAAGTTTGTTATCGAAAAATTCCATACTCACACCTCCTTATTTCAATGCGGCCGCAAAATTTTGGATGCTGTCTATATTGGAAAATGTCACATTATCATAATGTCTCACCTCTTCCCCTTTATAAGTCACCACACCCGTGCTGTCGTTTTTACTGATCTCTAACAATGCGCCGTTCGGAAAATATTGGCGTATCACGTTATCATGGTCGTGTAGTGTCTCCATAACCGGAGCCACCGCCATTACAATACCACCACGCTCACGGGCGGCCTTCTGGATCCTACGGATGGTATCCGTATCCTGTTCAAAACGCAGGGCTTTCCAAACCGTCACGCTGCTTACGTTGAAAGCCTTGGCCAAAAACTGGCGATCCTCACTTGTTACATGAATATACTTCTTCATATCTCACTTGATTTTAATATCCTAATTCGTTATATTTGTTGCGTTTAAAAAAAATAACCGACTTATGCCTCAAAATCCGACATCACTGCCTTTCTTGGTATCTTACGCTGATACTCTCTCATCAGCGAAGAGCAGACCTCTAATCCAAACAGCCCTGACAGCGATTGCATCTCTTCAAGAAATTGACTGCGTGTGTATCGACAACATAACGCTACCTGACGATATTGCAGAAGCCGGCGCTCGACTTGGAGCATACACGACAGCTGATCTTGTCTGGTTCCACTTCTCAAAGCATTCACTAATGACGCAAAAGGTGTTCGAGAAAGCCGTTCGCGGACTCTTTGCTCATAGTCAGTTGGGAAGCCCGGTATGGGTGTTTCTTCTGCCGGAGAAATACCGACATCTTTACCCTTCTCCGTGGAATTGATTGTTCTTTTCATAAGTCACTCATTTTAGTGTCTATATCTGAGGGAGTCCAGGGAATCGAACCCTGGCGCAAGAACCATACACTCCCGTGTGTCTTTCCACACCGCCACCCGTCTCTTGACGCCTTCCGGGTTGTCACGCTCGGTTTTCCGTTATCCTTCAACACTTTCACCTTTCTCTATAACTTCAAGAAGCATTATAAACTTCTCACGTACAGACTGCTTCATCTCCAGTTCTAATGTATGCGCCAGATTTGAAGCTGCACTGGTACTGTTCCTGCGAATGCTTCCGGAAAGAAGACTGTCAGTCAAACTGCTTATCTTGTTTTCTATAAACAACTTTGCTTCCTCATGACTGCCAACGGATAAAACCGTTTTCAAAGCGCGGTAACAAGCAAGCTCTCGTTGTGTTTTGTACATCTCTTCAGCATACCAGCAAAAGAAGTGTTCATAGTCCTCGTTCATCTCTTTGGTGTACTTGTCAGCTTGTTGTACCAAAGCGTCTATATGGTTCTTCACAAAACTGAATACAAAATCCCAGCAATCCATTTTCTTATTTTCCATAATCTCACTTATTTAAATTCGTTTATAATCGGTTTCAAACTCACGCCGTAGCAGCTCATCAAGCGCCGAATAAGATTCTTTACATAAAAATCAGGTGCGGAAAACACAATCCCGGTCTCTTCAGTGTATCTGAAACTGATACCGTCCATCATCAACACGTAAGCTACTTTGTGCTTCACGCTTTGTGTCTGCCATTCTTTGATTTCTTCGTTCATTTTCTTTAAGTGCTAAAATTCGTTATTCTCGACCCTTTTCTGTATCTTTGGCCGCTCGTTAATTTCTTAACTCGATGCAAATATAGTATGAGATTTTCATACTACAAAATATTTAAGCGTAATTTTTCATACCAAACTCATTTTATGGAGGAAAATATCAGATTCATTCAAATACTTGACGAATTAAAAGCTCAAGGGCAAATAACCGATTATGTACAAGCAGCAAGCATACTTGGCACAAATAAAGCTGGCATAAGCGACATAAAAAGTGGTCGGAAGAAATTATCAATAGAGCTACTCAGAAGTCTGAAATATTCATACCCTAATATTTCGATTGATTGGATCATCATGGGAACAGGGGATGCTTTCATAACAATGAAAGAGAAGCAGGAAACCACAGATGCACACTTATTCGTACAAACCATAACCCAACAAGCGGAAGAAATCGGCCGTCTCAAAGAACAAATTCGCCAAATGAATCTTGAAAAAGGGAAACCTGCATCGGATGCGTACACTTCTGGAGATGCAAATGTAGAGTAGAGCGCACTTTTACCATCCGGAGAACATGAAACGTTACCCTGAGGATACCCCCGATTATACCTTCAGACTCCCCTCTCTCGGTATTCCCCCTCCATCCACCCCATATAATCGCCTGAAAAGGACTGATAATCCGTTATATAATAATGTATGCTTTTTATAGGTGGTGGTTTTTAGGGTGGGTGTATCAAGGCATATTTTACACCTATCATTCAAAAAACCATATTTTACCATACTTCCAACTACCCCCTCTCAAAACCATGTTTACTAACCCCAGTTCTTATAAAAACTAACCCCACTTTCTAACCCCAGTACTATCCCCACCTCCAAAATTGCCACTCCAAGTGTCACACCAAATGTAGAAATCGCCATCTGAGAGCACAAAAAAAGGAGACCATAAGTCTCCCCCACAAGAATAACTGCTGAATGGTGATTTTCTTTCGTTCTAATGCCATTCTAATCTATTCACCTACCTCTCCCCTCCTACTCCCTGAAATAAGCGTAGATTGCTTGATTATAGCCCTTTTAGTGCATACTGTACCATTACCGGACAGACCGGCATGTAACAAATAATTCTTGGTCGCACCCACCTGTTCCGCCGTCAAAACCGTATAAACAGCCGAAATACTACTAAAATACCAATCTCTTCGCTTTGTTCCGTCTATTCCGTGCGTCAAATGCACATGTACAACCTTTGCCATATCACTATATTTTATAGTGCAAATATACTAAATAATCATTATATGGAATATTTTAGAAACATATAATCCAAAACAAGGCATAAAAAAAGCGGCCACAACCGCTATCTTCCTCTCCTGCTTACACACCATGTAAACTTCATGTAAGCCCATTTAAAGCAATCGCCAAACCGATGCAACCAAAACAGCCCTCCACGTAAACAGAAATTAAACCTGCGTAAACGTTTCGTTTTGCGGAAGTTCCTTCTATCCTTCCCCGTAACCTATTGTATTATAAAGCGATGTGTTGTTTTATTCAATATATCGTTTTATACGCTTCGTTCTGTGCCCCGTATTTTCCCCCCGGTTGGATAAAGTATATACCAGATTCCACGGATCATCATCAGGGACCGGATATGCAAGAATAGAGGTATATCCCTGTCCTTCCACTTCCATCATGCGCAATGCCGGCAGGTCATCCGATGCAGGTGCTTTCACCTCATACAGCCATTCCTCGTCTGTACTGCCATAGGAATATCCCACTGCCCTGCACCACATCGTTTCTCCTTTCTTGCGGAATAACGGCACAAGCTGGTATGTACCGGGAGCGGAAGTCACATAGCACTGGATACGTTTTCCATCCCATGCCCCATTCGTCTTGATGTCTATCGGCTGGAACTGCTCCACAATCTCATTCGTACCCGGCCTCATAAATACAAACCGTAACTCTCCCTCGCCGTTATCGCAATAGGGATTGTAAAAGGTTCCGAACACCTTGCCTTCATTCTGATAGCAGTCATAGCCGTATTCGGTATAATTGGGCCATACCTTGAAAGGATAGTCGTCCGGATTCGGGTTGAGTATAATCTGGTCCGTCTTGCCATACCGGCTCCAGTACTCCACATCGATGTCCACCTGCTCCATGTTGACCGGGGAGTTGTAGTTTCCCGTCATTTTCAGTGTATAGGTGTATTTCATTCCCGCCTCCCATTCATGGTCCCTGTGGAACTCATAGGGATATTCCTTTCCGTCAATGGTAAAACAGACTGTCGCTTTCTGGTCATAACCGTAGACAGGGGGAAGAATTGTCTCCACTACCACCGGATCTGCATCGTTCAGATGATAGTTGCCGCCAGCTTGCAGGCTCCCCCTGCTTGAGAAATCGAATATCAGGGGGGAGTTGGTTTCCCGCCTGATGTCAAGCGTCATCCTTGTGATCACATTGTCAAACCTTATATTTGAAACAATGCCTTCTCCCATATATTCATTTTTCAGAATTTTGATGCGCACCAGGCTCATGGCATGTTTCATCTCAATATCCGCTGTCGGAATGTCCCTGGTGACCGTTGTCCTTCCATACAGGATGTCGTGCTGGTCCGCCAGTTCAAAAGGGATGAGCCTGTCCCCTGATGCCTGTCCGTTGTACGGCAGATAAGCGGCCACCTCCGAATCACCCTCTACCGGAGCGTCCCCGCCGGCATTCCATTTTTTACCGTCAAAGGCATAAGGCACATTATATACATATGGAGAGCCGGTGTCAGTAGTACAGATAAACACCCCCATCTCATGTCCCGGCAGGAATGCCTCTATGATTCCTTTTGTCTGCATCGCCTGCAACGATGCGGTTATTCCGAGCCGTATCTTTTCTTCCTCCTCCTTTCCCGGATCATCCCCCGGGGTGACAACCGGCGGTTCAGGTTCCGGCAGGATCTCATCCTTTTCACATGCGGATAATGCACATGTGAGTGAGGCCAACAATATATACCTTAAAATTTTCATTGTATTACTTCTTTCAGTTTATAAGTATCTTACTTTGAAATATTATTTACTTCAAAAGTAATATAAAACTTTACTTCTTTACGTATTCTTTCCAGAACTGCTCCAACCTGTCGCGGTCCAATGTCCCGTCCTCCCTGAGAAAGCAGCCTATCATCGCTTCTATGACAGTCTTTACCCCTCTGTAACGGTGGTCCGCGGCAAATGTCCTCAGTTCCCATACCAGATCCTCGGTCAGGACAATGGTCTGGTTATACGCCTTTCCCGGTGTCCTCGCCATTTTTTTTTCTTTCATGGGGTCTGCTCCCACCATATTTTCCAAGGAAATCCCTTTCGACTTGAATTCTTTCATATTCCTTCTCCTTTATTATTTGTTCATTTTCCTGATCCTTTTAAGGAATTCCTCAGTCAGACTCCGGTAATCCCTTGCCCCGTTTGACGAGGGTGCATAATCGAAAATGCTCCGTGCATTGTACTGCGCCTCTCCCAGCGCCACGTTGTTCCGTATGGTTGTCTCGAACACGCTCTCCCCCAATGTTTCTATCAGACTCTCCCTGATGTCCACGTCCAGCTTTCTTCCCGCATTGTATTTTGTCATGAAGTAACCGAGAATCCTGACCTCCGCGCCGAGTTTCCTTCTGAGCAGGCCGATGATATAATGTATCTTCTCGATTCCTTTCATGGCGAAATAGTTCCCGTCCGTGGGTATGATCACAAAATCACTCGCCATAAGCGCGTTCTGTGTGATGATGCCCAATGAGGGAGGACAGTCTATCAGAATATGGTCATATTTCTTTTCCAGGCCTCTTATTATTTCCCTGAAAAGAAATTCCCTCCCGGGGGTGGTATTCATGATCACTTCCGTGGCCGCCAGGTCCAAGGACGCCGGCAGCACATCCACCCTGTCCAACCACGTGAGAGGCTTCAGCTCCAGGGGTCTGTCCTGCATGATTTCCTGCAGCACACTCTCGAGCATGACATCCTGGGGAAGACTTGCCATTTCCTCCCCGAACGCCGCCATCGTCGTGTTCGCCTGCGGGTCCGCATCTATGATACATACCTTCTTTCCGTGCAGCCGTGCGATTCCGGCCGCCAGATTCAGCAGCGAAGTGGTCTTTGCCACACCGCCCTTGTGGTTTACACATGCTGTCGTAATTGTTTTCATGATTTGTCTATCTCCTTGATTATTACGATGTAAAGATACGCATTTTTGAAATGTTTACCAAATATTTTTCTACATATTTACTTTATTAGTATTATACTTTAAATATATTTCACATTACATACTTAAATATGAAAATATACATAATCATGTATATTACTTATTTACTTTAATATATAAATAAGTATACTTTCCATAGAAACAAACGTGTTTTTCTGAAAATAAAAGTCATGCTGCAACGAAATTGCAGCCTTGTAGTATATCTTGCAGCCTTAAAGACGCAAAGCCTGTCACATATACGCATAATAAAAAAAGATCTGCGGGGATTTTTATATGGGAAGTAAAGTAAAAAAGCCCCCGGCCTGTTAAAAAGTAACGCCAATCACTTATTAACTACACGAGCGAAGCCACGCGACCGGGGGCAAATACCCTCTGTCGTGGCTTCGTTTTTTTGTGTTTAATAAATGATTGGCTCTGCAAAGATAGAAAAATATTTGCTATGACACTGTTTGAGATCCTAAATTTTAATAGGGAGCTTCTGGAGCGTCTGGCCGGGACAGGTTACAAGCCGGACGACTACAAATATATCGACCTGTACAAGGAGTACGAACAAATGCGCCGCAAAGGTGAAAAGGTGACGTATTGTGTGGCCTTTCTCTCGGCCAGACATGGCGTTTCCGAAAGAAAGGTGTATGAGATTCTCGGGCGGTTCAAAAAAGAATGTACGTTCCATGCAGTATGAAAAGAGTGGAATTTTTGCTTTCATGGGGAGAAGAAATGAACTTTGTATCCGAAACATAAACACTCTTACACGACAGAATGATTACAGCAATGAAAAAGTACCACTACAGTCAGGCCCCGCTTCCTTTTGTGGGACAGAAACGCATGTTCGCATCGGAATTCAGAAAAGTCTTGAAGCGTTTCAGTGACAGGACAGTGTTCGTCGATCTGTTCGGCGGTTCCGGACTGCTCTCGCACATCACCAAGCGGGAAAGACCCGATGCAACCGTAATCTACAATGACCACGACAACTACCGCGAGCGTCTGGAGAACATCAGCCGGACGAACGCCCTGCTTTCCGACCTCCGCCGCCTCTCAGAAGGAATCCCCCGCCACAGGATGCTCTCCAAGAAGATGCACGGTATGTTCCTGGAACGTATCCGCCGGGAGGAAAGCACCGGCTTTGTGGACTATCTCACCATCTCTTCCTCCCTGCTGTTCTCCGGCAAATATGCCAGGAACATCGGGGAGCTCGGAAAACTGAATTTCTACAACAATATGCGCCTGAGCGACTACTGCTGCGAGGGCTATCTTGACGGACTCGAGGTGGTATGCTGTGACTACAGGGAGCTGGTGGACAGGTACAGGGACTCCCCGGATGTGGTCTTTCTGATAGATCCCCCCTACATGGCGACGGACATCAGCACATACAGGATGGACTGGAAACTTACGGACTATCTGGATGTCCTGCTGGTACTGGAAGGACACCCTTTCATCTATTTCACTTCCGGCAAATCCCCCATACTGGATTTCTGCCGGTGGATGGAGGAACATCCTGAAACCGGCAATCCTTTCAAGGGGGCCGGCATATCCACCCTCACGGCCAGAATGAACTACAGTTCGTCCTATACGGACATCATGCTGTACAAGGAAATGACTGAAGCGGCCTGAAACGGCCACACCACCTTAAATTCCACTTGAAGGTGTGCAAAATGCACACCTTCTTTCATTTGGCAGATGCATTCATTGCAAGCGTCCTTTCATTAAATATCATAATTGAAACCAAAGCGGCCTGATCATAATATTTGCGACCAAAGTACATGTTACCTTTTTTATCGGTATTTATTGACAGAATTTAAATAAAGAAAAAAACGAACCATATAGTTTATTCGTTAATATCCGTTCTTTTTATTTATTAAAAAAATATTAAAGCCAAATTTAGATTGAACTTTCTATCAGAAAATATGTTTATATAAAAATAACAAGCTGTGTTAACTCGCTTCCACCAAATTATTTTTGTCTTTCCCGCTTGTGATAAGCCGGAAGTTCGGAAGTTTTATTTATAGATGTTAGATCAGCATGCCGCGAGGCACATGTGCCGGTATTGCAAGAGAGCTTACCTGTACCGTGATATGGAAAGGGATTGTCTGGACTATATGTTTCAGACAGTTTCCCTTTCTTGTATCAAAGACTGGTGTATAAATTATAATTTGGATATGGTATCTGGCCGTTATGTGACTGAAAAAACATATGATGAACAATACGGGCATGAACTCGTTATCCAATAGAGGATACGGTACGGAAACAATTTATACCTAATGTTATCAGTCTCAAATATCATGCGTATATAGCCGTATCCTATTCCTATAATGAGAATATGCCTTTTCTGGTCCGTGACGGTCCGGAAAGGCATTTTTTCATATAATATTATACCTGCCATACGGAATGCTCATTCTTCGGTAATAATTTTATAAACCTGTGCAATTTCTGTGATTTTATTATATATTTATATGTATATAAAAACGTGCGGATGAAATGTTGCTATTATTCGGACAGGGATGCGGTCAACCTATGCAGCAAATGCGGGAAGGGCTTATGCATGGAGTGTGTATGTGGATCCCCTCCCGGTTTGCCGGGAGGGTTATCAGAGTCAGCCGGGGAGGATACTTTGGAGAAAACTTACCTGTCTGTTTGTATTCATCTGCCTGTTCTTTGCAGGTGTCGTTTTCGGGCTGTCGTCCGTATACGTTCAAGGCGGTAATAGGATTTCTACAATGTTTTCCGCCCTTACTGTTAGAAACATAATGCCAGGCGTTCCTTCCGGCTGTTTCACCGGTTCTTTTTGGTATGGTGGAATACAGTGCACGGTATTCCATTTTTTACAGACATTCTTATTGTCGGGGCACACGCTGCCTTATCTTCCTGAGTGAACTTATGGGCCCGGCTTTGTCAGACCTTTCACTACTCCTTTCCAGGCGGTTGCGAACCTTCGGATTATATGGATATGTTGCCGCTTCCTTCTGCCGTGAAGGAAGCTCCCGTATTGCAGGAAGAATATATTCCATTATCTTCTTGTTAAAATATATAAAACATCCCGTGTTTCAAAACAATTCGATCCTTTATTTTGTTTTTTTTTGTTAAACTGTGCTTTTGATGTGTCTGTATGTTTCTGTTGAAGTGACCGCAGTATTTCATTTTCCCTTTCAGGCCTGTGAAGGTCCGATTGATGTTATTCAAAGATGTCATATGAACATGCCGTGAGGCACATGTACAGGTTCAAGGGCTGACCCCTTCCTGCACTATTGCAACGTAAAGGACTGCAGAATACAGAAACGGGACTGAATACATCTTTTCTGTCTTTTTTCATATGTGAAGAAACAGGAGAAAAGTGCATCCCATGTCGTCCTGACAGTGTATGATAGGGTTTCATCATGTTGTTACCATTAGGAATAAGGGCGTATGGGGATTTTCCCTTATGACTCCCTGGCTTGTGATAAGCTGGGGAGTTTTTGTGTTTTCCTACTGTGCATTTCTTTTCGGATAAGCTGTTGTGAACAAATCCACCATTGTTTTGTTCTTGAGAAATAAAGTAGATTGTCAAAACGTAACTAATCTGAACCGTTCCGGCTTGTGACAAGTAGGAGCGGTTTTTTAGTTTGATGTTTTTAGAATAAAGATCTCACATGAATTATGTGCTTCTTCATCTTTGTATGCTGTTGACATCAACTTTGAATGGTCCAATATTCACTCCAATGGGCTTCCAGAAGAAATGTATATAAACAAGTACTGCCCAGAAATTATCAATGGAGTGACAGTTCCTGCATCGTTCTCGCCCCCTGACTCGCTCAATATCCATGCAATGTTTTTGGATGGCGAGCTACAATACCGGAAGAGTCCCCAAACAGTCCCCGTCCAGTTTAATCCTGAAGCAATGACCCTGACAGGTGGTCAAGAATATTAGTACAAACTTCAATAAGACATGTTATCAAATTTGTTATAATCCATAATGGGGACCAACTTTCCGGATACTTATATAATTGTATAATTTCCATTTCAACTCAAACTTTTTCATCTGTTATTGCGTCTCTTTAAAAATTATTATATATTTGCGACGTTAATTTAAATCAAATTGAAATTATAGTTATTAAAATTTTAAATATCTATAGTTTTAATAAACCTCAAAACTCAATATTATGTTAAAAAGACTGCAATCTGTTAGTATGGTATTATTCCTTGGAACTTTATTCTCCGGAACAATTTCTACAGCTACGGCCTCTGGAGCAAATTCTTTTGCGACCACACAGCAAGCGGGAATATGCAAAGGACTTGTGAAAGATGCTACCGGAGAGTCTGTTATTGGAGCCTCTGTTGTAGTAAAAGGTACCACTAACGGAACAATTACCGATTTTGATGGTAATTTTAGCCTCGATGGGATTAAGAAAGGAGATGTGATTGTAATCTCTTATGTGGGATATCAGACACAAGAGATTAAATGGAACGGCAGCCCGCTGAATGTTATCTTGAAAGAAGATTCAAAGACTCTAAGTGAGGTTGTGGTAGTAGGTTATGGCACACAGAAAAAGGCGAATCTTTCAGGTTCTGTTGCTATGGTAGACAGCAAAGAGTTGGAGAATCGTCCTATTCAGAATGTATCCAGTGGTTTGCAAGGTTTGATGCCGGGTGTTGCTATTACAGGAACCAACGGGGCACCGGGGCAGGATGCCGGCAAAATCCGTGTTCGTGGGATCGGCACATTGAATGAAGCGGGACCTTATATTTTAGTGGATGGCATTGAAACCGGTACATTGAGTGCGGTCGACCCTAATGACATAGAAAGCATTTCTGTATTGAAGGATGCTGCTTCGGCAGCAATTTATGGTTCTAAAGCTGCCAACGGTGTTGTTTTGATAACTACCAAACGCGGCAAGACCGGACAGACTAAAATTTCCTACAGTGGTTATCTAAGTTTCCAGAATGCAACGAATATGATTGAGCGTATGGGGTCATACGAATACGCATCCCTGCTGAATCAGGCATTGGAGGCTGAAGGTATGTCGAAGCGTTTCAATGATACCGAGCTGCAAAAGTTTAAAGACGGGAATGACCCGCTCTATCCGGATACCGACTGGTATGACCTGGCATATAAGACGGGTGTTCAACATCGCCATAATGTCAATATCAACGGTGGTTCTGAAAATGTAAAATATATGGCCTCGCTGGGATATTTGAACCAAACAGGTATTTTGCCTAACGCAGGGCGTGAACAGTTTAATGCGCGTACCAATCTGGACATGAAGATTAATAAACGTTTGAGTGCGCGCATGAACCTGTCTTTCATTAAAAATGATTACAGTGACGCCAGTTCCGCCTACTACGGGGGTAGCTCGGATCAGATCATCAGGCAGTTGAATTTGATCGCTCCTTGGATTGTAGCCCGCTATGATGACGGCACTTGGGGCACAATTTCAGACGGCAGTCCCATTGCCTGGTTAGATTCGGGCATGAAGGTGAACCGTGACAATTATAATTTTTCGGGGATGGCCGCTGTAGACTATGAAATATTTGATGGCTTAAAATTAACCTTGCAAGGTGCTTACGTCAACAATTTACAAAATTACAATTATTTCCAAAAATATATAAAGTATAATGAGAATAAAGAATCTGATCCCAGTCAGTTGGACGAGCGTTTTTATAAATGGGACCGCACAAACTATGACGCCTTATTGAACTACAATAAAAATTTCGGCAAGCATAATATTAAGGGTCTGTTGGGATGGCATACGGAAAAATATAATTATAAATATCAGAAAGCCGTCCGCAAGAAATTCCCTAATAATGAATTGACGGATATGAATGCCGGTGATGCTTCTACCCAAAGCAATGAAGGGTATACAGCTGAATTGGCAATGATTTCATGGTTTGCCCGTATTAACTATGATTTTGCAGGTAAATATCTCTTGGAAGCCAACATTCGTGCGGACGCCTCTTCCCGTTTTGCGGAAGGTCACCGTTGGGGATATTTTCCTTCTTTCTCGGGTGCATGGCGCATCAGCGAGGAAGCATTTATGGAAAGTGCAAAAGACAGCTGGTTGTCCGGACTGAAAATTCGAGCTTCTTGGGGGCAGCTGGGTAATCAGGATGCATTGAGTGGCAGTAATAATGACTATTATCCTGCCTTGAACACGTATAATCTCGATTCCAAATATGCATTTGGAGGCTCTTTGAATTCTGGTTATTATCAACGGAAATATCGTCTGGAAACCATTTCATGGGAAAAAGCCTCTACTTGGGGAGTCGGCGTTGACTTTACTTTATTCAATAAACTGAATGGTTCTCTGGATTATTATAATCGGAAGACTACTGGTATAATTATGGATGTGACAGTCCCTAAAGAATTTGCTTTGGATGCCTATAAGGATAATGTAGGCTCTATGAGAAACAGTGGTATAGAAATAAATTTAAGCTACAATACAAAAATAGGTCAGGTTGATTTCGGAATTGCGGGCAATTTCTCTTACAATAAGAATGAAATTCTGGATCTGGGAGGCGGCGACCCTAACAAGTACCTGGATGCTACTGATGGTTACAGCCAGCGTAATAAGGTAGGTGAAGCAATGAATTCCTATTATATTTATAGGGCGGATGGATTTTTTAATTCTCAAGAAGAAGCTGATGCATATACGGCCAAATACGGTAATCCTTTCGGTAAAACTTTCAAGGCAGGCGATTTGCGTTATGTGGATACAAATAAAGATGGTAAACTGACAGCTGATGACCGTGAATATTGTGGAAGTTCCGATCCTAAAATTATTTACGGATTCAATATAAATGCGGGCTGGAAAGGAATTGACTTATCATTGATGTTCAATGGTGCGGCGGGTGTGAAACGCCTGTTTGACGGATACGAGGTGTATGGTAATTTCTCGGGTGACGCTGCTCATCCGGCTACTATTTGGAGAGATGCCTGGACACCCGATAACCATGATGCCTCCATGCCACGTATTTTTTACGATACAAACTCGGCCAGTAGCAGCCGTTCGGTACAATCGGATTTTTGGTTACAAGATACAAGTTATTTGCGTCTGAAAAATTTGCAGTTGGGATATACTTTGCCGAAAGGCTGGTTGAATTCGGTTGGTGTTGAGAATATCCGTATTTACTATTCTGTAGAGAATCTATTGACTTTTGATAAGATGAAGATCAATATAGACCCTGAATCCACAAGCCAACGGCTGTCTTCCTATCCTCTATTACGTACTCATGCATTCGGCGTTAATGTTACATTCTAAATTGTTATAGACTAAAAAAAATGGAATTATGAAATACTTGAAACAATATATGATCATAGGAGCGGTGACAATGATTACATCTTGCTCTGATTTTCTAGATACAGCTCCATTGGATGCCCTGTCTCCTGCCACTACGTGGAAAACCGAGGATGATGCCCAAAAATTTGCTATCGGGTGTTATGGCGGTAATAACTACGATACTTCCAGCTGGGAAGATGGTGGCAATATCTTATATCTCGACTGCGGGTCGGATTTTGGATATAACAACTTTGAATGGGAAAACTATAAGACCATTGGCAACGGTACAATGACTCCGTCAGGGGCTGTTGCAAGCTTTTATGATTTCTCAGTCATCCGCCGTTGTAACACATTCCTAGAAAAGGTAAAGGAGATCCCATTTTCCAATGAGCAGACCAAAAACGATTTGATCGGTCAGGTCCGTACTATTCGCGCTTATCGCTATTTTGTTATGAACTGGTGGTATGGAGGAGTGCCTGTGATTGACAACTATAACTCAGCAGATGAAGCTAAAGTTCCCCGCAAGTCGGAGGAGGAAGTGAAAAATTACGTCAATACAGAATTGGACACAGCCATCGGTGAACTGAATGCATCTCCCTCTGAAAGGGGACGGATCGCAAAGGGCGCTGCTATGGCAATCCGAATGCGCAGCGCACTGTATTATGGTGATTATGTGAAAGCAAAAGAAATGGCCGAGGCCATCATGAATTTGAAACAGTACGATCTGGAACCGGACTACAGTAATTTGTTCAAAGTTGCCGGTCAGGACTCAAAAGAGATTATTTTGGCTGTTCAATATGTGAATTCCACTTTGGAATTGGGCACAATAGGCCAGATGTATAATAATGGTGACGGTGGCTGGTCCTCCATTGTTCCGACTCAGAACCTGGTGGATACTTATGAAATGGCTGACGGCTTGACCAAAGAGGAATCCGGCTCTTATGACCCAAACCATCCGTTTGCCGGTCGCGATCCACGTATGGCCATGACCATTATATACCCAGGAATGGACTGGAATGGCACTGTAGTCAATACACTGGACAAGACAATCAATGGTAAGGATAATGCAAACTATCCTCCTTCTGCGAACAATGCTTCAAAGACCGCCTTAACCTGGAGAAAATATTTGGATGAACAATATGCTAATGGTATTTGGAACACGAATGCCTGCCCTATTGTAATCCGCTATGCAGAAGTGTTGCTTACTTATGCGGAAGCAGTCAATGAACTTTCTGGTCCGTCTGCAGATGTTTATGACAAACTGGATCTGATTCGTGGACGTGTAGGAATGCCGAAAGTGGATCGTGAGAAGTATGCTTCAAAGGAAACATTACGCCGGCTGATCCGCCGTGAACGTGGGGTGGAATTGGCCGGGGAAGGTGTGCGTCGGGCTGATATTCTGCGCTGGAAAGATGATAATGGAAAGATGGTTGCAGAAACAGTCCTGAATGGTGTTTTGGAAAGGGTTGTCGGAACTGTAAATTATGCCGAGACTGATCCGACGAAACGTGCGGAGATTGACACGAACGCCCCTGCTACTGACAAGAAGATTGAAGACCGTGTATTCAAAGTGCATAATCGATACAATCCAATTCCTCAGGGAGCTATTGATAATAACCCGAATCTTGAGCAAAACCCCGGGTATTAATACAATGACAGTATCGGTCTTTTGTAATTAGAATGGAAATCCAATAAAAAAATGGAAGGTGTGTCGTAATACACGATGCACCTTCTTAATTTTTATTAAGCGCAATACAATTGCAGTGTATTCTCCTATCATTGTATCCGAAATATAACATAAAAAAGAAACTACCATGCCAAATGAAAACAACCTGTTGCCGGAACATGCACAACTTGCAGCAGTTCTGGACAATCCGGACGCAATCCAAAGGATCAAAGAGCCGACAGAAAAAGTACAGATTGCCGCCGTACAGAAAAAGCCGGAACTTGTCCGGCTGTTCACCAACACTACGGAAAAAGTACAGCTTTCCGCCGTAATTGCCTCTCCTGAAAGTGTCCTTCTCATGCAGGCCCCATCCCCCCTGGCCTGCTTCACGGCCGTGGAAAGGATGTTCAAGGCGGACCTGCCGCCCACAACCGGTATTCTGGCCGCAGCCCGGAGGCTGGTATTCCGGATGAAGGGGAACAGGAAACTCGGAGAACCGGATACGGAAGCCGTAAAGGAGTTTTTTGATGAAGTCAAATCCTTTAAACATTGAAAGCCATGCCTACAATCCTGGAACACCTTGCCGCGCTGTTCGACAAGGACATGAGGGCGGTATTGAGCAATCCCCGCGCCATCAGCATGATCGCCAACCCTTCCGCCCGTGTCCAGATGGCCGCGGTCAGAAGGGACAGAAGTGTCATCTGCTTTATTGAGAAACCGACGGAAAAGGTACAGCTGACAGCTGTCAGAAACGCACCGCACAACATCCATTTCATCACTTCGCCAAGTGAGAGGGTACAGCTGACGGTCATAGGCATCAGGCCTTCCTATGTCGGCTTCATCCCAAACCCTACGGAAAAAGTACAGCTGAAAGCCGTCGAGAAGAGACCGGAATGCATCTTCCTGCTGCAGAAGCCCGCAGAAAAGGTACAGCTGACGGCCGTCCTGAAAGATCCCCGGTATCTCTCGGCAATCAGGGAGCCGACAGAAAAAGTACAGCTGGCAGCCGTACAGAAAAATCCGGAATGCATCCGTCATATAGCGGAACCGACGGAGAAGGTGCAGCATATGGCCGTCCAGAGAAGTCCGGATATCTTCCGGCAGATCAGGCAGCCTGAGGAAAGCGTGCGGCTGGCGGCGGTGCAGGCCAAGGGAGAGAACATCAGATACGTGTCCGCCCCGTCCGAGGCTGTACAACTGGCGGCTGTCAGAAACGATCCGATGAATATCCGGTATATAGAAAACCCTACGGAAAAGGTGCAGTCTGTCGTTCTGAACGCAGACCGGGATGCGGCACCGTTTATCAGTTCGCCTACAGAAGAGATCAAAAGACTGGCGATGGAAATGTACGGCCTCAGACTGGAAAATGCCGCCGGCAAGGAGGCGGCAGCGGCCCGGACATCCGAAACCTCCGGAGACTCCGGAAAGAAAGCGGCGGAGGACGTGGCAAAGAAACCTTCGGCAAAGCAGGTCAGAGAGGCGGTGGAAAAACTGGATAGCGAGATCAGGGAAATAAACAGGGAGTACTTCCAGGCCACTTACGAGGCGCAGTACTCGGACAACGCCGCGGAACGGGAAAGCGAGGTCTCGGCTGCCGGGAAAAACAGGGAGAAGAAGCTTGTCAAAGCTTATGAAAAATTCAACTCGGCAGCCGTTCCGGAAAGGAAGGAATGCAATGTGGGGAAGATTGTCAAGGAACTACGCAAGGAAAGGGTGGCCGTGGAAAACATGAAAGCCGGGGAATGGCACTCCCTAATGAAGGGGAAGGCCGTACAGCCGCCCCTTGTTTCCGGCGCATCCGGAGCCGCAGGAAAAGGAAGCGCACTGATGCTTGCCAGAACACCCGCGGGATATGCACTGAAGGCGGCAGGCACCATAAACCAGGCAAGCCGGCAGGCCAATGCGGAAATGTAAGTAACATTTGCATTCTACATATATCACTTGTTTACTTATTTACTTTAAATTTCGGAAATGTAAATAAGTAAACAAGTTTTTTGCTGATAAAACTCTTTATGACTTTATGAACAAGGTATCATATTAAGCCGGCAAACAATGACACATACTTCCGATAAACATGTCACGGACGAAGAACTGGAACTTGTCACACGTGGCAAGGCGGACGGCATATACATGAAAGCTCCGAACGGCAGTCCGACTTCCCTGAATGAGAGGCAGTGGGTCCAAGTGCGCACCAGAGCATTCAAGAACTGGTTTGGAGACTGGGAAAATGTACCGGAGGCAGCTTCAAGGATTGTCGATGAGAATGGCGAGCCTCTGGTTGTCCACCATGGAACACCTTTGCGCAGAGACCAGATTACTCCCGAGAGGGGATGGCAGAGGGACGGGATCACTTATATACCCCAAAAGGCTCCGTTCCACACATTCAAGGGCGGTGAATATTCCGGCCTGATTTTCACCTCCGTCGATGCGGAAAAGGCAAGAGGTATTGCAGAGACGCGTGCAATGAGCATTCCTGATGACAAATATGGCAATGAACAATGGACGGAAGAAGGATACGTGTATGACCTGTATGTAAATTCAAGAAACCCTTTTGACCCGAAAGACGGGCAGGCCGTAAAAAAAATCCTGCAGTCATTGGGCAGCGAGATACCTGTCCTGTCTTTTTATGGAGGAAAAGGAGGTACGGTATCCCCGGAGAAAGCGCTGGAGCTGGCATCAAGCAAAAGAAACTGCTGGATGCTGACGGAAACCCCGGAGTTTTTGTCCAAAGTCAGGGAGGCGGGCTATGACGGGCTTGTCGGTTACGACGAGGGAGTGAAATACATAGCCGTGATGTCTCCCGGACAGTTGAAGGACGCTTATGAAAACACGGGCGCGTTTTCCACATCAAATGACAACATCCGCTTCCGTCAGGTCTATCACGGCAGTCCGGCCTCCTTCGGGCATTTCGACCATGCCTTTACCGGAACCGGTGAAGGGGCGCAGGCCTACGGATGGGGGACATACGTGACGGAAGTGAAAGGAATCGCCCGCAAATATGCGGCCATCGGTATAAAGCGGGGAAACCACATCACCTATGACGGGGAGCCTTTATCCCCGGTGCTTGACAACGAATATTATTTTGATGAGGTATGGAGAATATGGAAACGCCAGATCCTTTCTTCCACCGATGTGGACAGTTTGAAACGGAACATTTCTTCCGTGTATATGGACGGGCGTATCGCAAGCGCACACAGCGGACGGAGGAAGGCATTCGAGCGGCAGAAGCAGGAGCTGCTTTCCGACATAGATGCGGGCAGGATACGCATTGAGCCGCCGCGCCACCTCTATACGGTGGAAATTCCGGAAGACAACGGGATGAACTATCTGTACTGGGACAGGCCGGTATCCGCGGAGCAGCAGGGAAAGATATTCCTGCAGCTCCGCAAGGAACGTTTCTTCTTTCCGGAAGCCACGGCGGAGTTCTGGAGCGGCAGGTCGCATGTATGGAACAGCGGGAAAGAGTTCTACGGCTTTTTGGACCATATGTTCATGAATCCGGACCGGGATACCGATTCACAGCGGCTTGCCAGCGGGTTTCTTTCGCGGGCGGGTTTTACCGGGATTGACTATCCGGCGGAGTGTTCAACCGGCGGCCGGGCTGACGGCGCGCGGAACTATGTCATTTTCAGCGAGGCCGACCTGAAGATAACCGCACATGAACGTTTCCGCTTCATCGGAGAGAAAGGGGCCTCCAGACTTGACCGGTCTGAAGGGGCCTCCCTGCGGCTGGAGAACCTCGCCGTCGCCCGCGAAATGGAAAAGTCCGGCAAGGATGCCGGAACAATAAAGGCGGCGACAGGCTGGGAACGCGGGGCTGATAGCAAGTGGCGTTATGAGACGGCGGATTTCGAATACCATCCGGCCGGAGATCTGGGCTATTCACGACTGCTGGAAAAACAGTCCTGGCATGGGGAGCTTGAAAATCTTCTTGACCGGCAGATAGAGGGCGAAACACTCTCTGAAGCGGAGTGGAAACGGTTTGAGGAACTGACGGAGCTGGCAGCCGGACTGAAGGAACAGGACGAGCTGCGTGAACGGATCTATCTTGATGACTATGTGAAAGACGATGAACTGTTCCAGGCCTATCCTGAAATGAAACGGACCCGGCTGGAATTTGTGGACCTGCCGTCGGCCGACTATTGCGGGGGCTACCTCCATCCGGACAACAGAATCGTGATAAACATCTCCCGGACTGATGATGTGAGGTCTGTCCTGGCCCATGAGATACAGCACGCAATACAGACCATGGAGGGCTTTGCGCGGGGAAGCAATCCCGGGGAGTTTAAAAACACGGTGGAGAATGTGATCCTGGACATCGTGCGGGCCACTGACGGAAGGATTCTGGAGGGCGGCGGTTTCGACAATACCCCCAAAGGCATATTTGCCGCACTTGACCGGAAAGTGCCCTACGGGACAATACTGAGACATTATGACTATCCCCTCAGCCTCGTGGCTGAGAAGTACGGATATAAGAACATCTTTGACCTGGTGAATGACATCGGCCGGTTTAAAAGCGGCATACAGGAATACCGTTCCACTGCCGGGGAGGTGGAAGCGCGCAATGTGGAAAGCAGGCTGGATTTTACTTCCGCCCAAAGACGGAACACGCTTGCCGTTTCCACCGAGGATATCGCCCGGGACGGGCAGATATTCCTTTCAAGGGACGTCCGGATGGACGAGCTCGCACGTCATGTGTCTTTTCTGGCCGGGAAACTGCATATTCCGGTGGAAGTGATCCGTCATGCCGACGAGGCAGGCTCTCCCGACATACGCGACCTGCTCTCCTGCGGGAAAGACATCCGGGGCTGGTATGACATCCCCTCGCAACGTATCTGCCTGTATCTTCCACATGCCCGGGGGAAAGCGGACGTCGAGCGTACCCTGCTGCATGAGGGTGTGGCACATTACGGCCTCAGAAAGCTTGCAGGTCCCAAGCATATGGATGCTTTTCTGGATGACATCTTCAACGGATGCGGAGAAAAAGTACGGGATGAGATTCTCCGGATGGCGGCTGCAGACAAGACGGACATACGTGTCGCAACGGAAGAGTATCTGGCCCGGATGGCCGAGGCCGGTACGGACCAATCCTTATGGGACAGGATTGTCACCGCCTTCCGGAATCTCCTCCGAAAGCTGGGCTTCTGCCTGGAAATCGGCACAAGGGAACTGAGGGGCATACTCGCCGCCAGCCGGAAAAATCTCACCGGAATTGCGGAACCGGCCGTAATACAGACGGCAAGAGGAGACCTTGAACTCTCCTGCGGATACGGGCGGGCGGTTCTCAGGCGGCAAGGGGTCGAAACGGATGCGACCTCCCTTCTGGAACGGATGAGAAAAGCGGGGATCAGCCCCGCCTCTCTCGGGCAGGAGGACTGGAAAGCCGTCTTTAACGGCGGCATCATCCTTCCCGACGGCAGGAAGCTCATGGCCGTAAGGGAACCGGCCGGATACGGGATGAGGATATCCGGTGTGTCACCGGGGAGTGCAAGAGAGTCGGGAATGGAAATGTAAAACAGGATACGGAAAAATAAGATATGGACGAGTGCGGTGAAAAAAACACTATAAGCCTTTCATGGGGAAGGCGGGAAATCCGGATTTCCGGAGAAGGGGCCACCCTGTATGTGAACGGTGTCCCCCATGACATGACCATGATGCTGGAGACTATCCGTGGAGCCGGCGCGAGGCCGGAAAGGATATCCCCGGCCAGATGGATCTCCCTGTTGAGGGGACGGCCTACCGTGCTGCCGGGATGTGAAAGCCCCCTGGTCATGGTACGGGTCCCTTCCGGATATACGGTCAGGTGTCTGTTTCCGGCCGGGGAAAAGGGACACTCCTTCCAGGCGGAAATGCAGTAATTGGACCGGATTACTTATAAAGTATGATATTAATAAAGTAAATAGCTGTAAAAACTAAAAAAGTACAATGGAACATTACATTTTCTATTGCAAGCTGTCGCTTCTGGCAGTGCTGTCACTGATAACGGCCTGCTGCATGCTGAGCCGGAGATGGTATGTCAACCTGGTCGCATTTCTTGCATGCCTCTCGGGCGAGACCTTTCTGGCCCACCTGTTCTTCCCCGGATACATGCTGTGTCCGGCGGCCGCCTCGTTCATAATCCTCTTCCTTTCCCGGATATGGGACCTGTCCAGAACCCCGGCAAAGGGGAACGGGGCTGATCCCATCCGGCTGCCGGTCAGGTCAGGAATCCGGGAGTCCCGGCTCGAATTCTATTACCATTACTCCAACTTCCTGGTTTACGGAGGGGCCGGTTCCGGAAAGACGAAAAGTATCGGAAAATGGCTTCTGAGCGAATACATGCGGCTGGGATTCGCCGGATTCATCTATGACTTCAAGGATACGGACTATACCCGTACCGCCTACAACCTCATTAAAAGGCACAGGTATCCGCACAAGTTCTACTATGTCAGTTTCGACAGGCCTGAACGGTCGTACCGGTTCAACCCGCTCAAGGTGGTGAGGGACCGCACGGAACTGATCCAGCTGATGGAGGACGTGCTGCTCGCGCTGCTTCCCAAGAAGGAACAGCAGAACGAATGGGTCGCCGGAGGTCTGGGCATCCTCCGCGGCGTGGCGTTCCGGTTCTGGGACGAGTTCCCCGAGCATTGCACGCTGCCGCATATACTGGCCTTCATCATGACCGCCTCGGCAAGGCAGCTCTCCCTGTTCCTGCAGCAGAACCTCGTGTCGGAAATGCTGGCCGGCGCCTATCTGAAGGCGGAAGGTTCCGAGAAGACCCAGGCATCCTATCTCTCCACGCTGTGTAACAATCTGGCCACCGTTTCACAGAACGAGGAGATCGCCTATGTCCTTTCAGGGGACGATTTCGATTTCAACCTGATCGATCCGGAAAATCCGAAACTTTTTGCCATCAGCAACAACTTCTCCAAGAACTCGGTCTATGCTCCGGTCATCGGCATGCTCATGACCATATCTTCCCGGCAGTTCACCATGCGGAACAAGGTTCCTTTCGTCTATTTCCTGGACGAGATGACGACAGTCAATATCAAAAACTTTGAGACGCTGCCTTCCGTCCTGCGTGAGTATCTTTGCGCCTTTGTTCTTTTAACACAGTCCGGTTCCAAGGTGGAGAACCAGTATGGCAGGCTCGACCGTTCATCCGTGGAAGCCAACTTCGGGAACCAGTTTTTCGGACGGACCAAAGACGTGGAGTCATTGAAATATTATCCCATGATGTTCGGAAAGGAGGAAAAGGAACGGAGATCCCGCAGCGCGGGAAAAAGCGGGGGAAGCACGAACAGGAGCGTGACCGTATCGTCCCAGAAAGAGGACATCTATCAGGGAAAGGATTTTGCGGATCTGGAACCCGGGGAGTTCATCGGTTCCGCCACGCGTGCCAACGTCAGCTACTTCAAGGTAAAGCTGGAGATGTATGACGACAGGAACGAGGAGCCCCTGCCCGATGTTCGGGTCCTTGAGCCGGGAGAGCTGGGCAGGAACTTCGCAAGGATTCTTGAGGAGGTACGGGAGCTGTTCCCGTGTGAGTGAACGGACCGGCCCTCATCTTTCCCTTCCGGTCAGAAGATCGGTCCCCAGCCTTTTCAGTTCCTGGATGATGGCCTTCCTGGGATTCACCACGAACCGGTACAGACGGCAGACATTCATGTACAGCCGCCTTTCCTCCCTGAACTCCCCGTGCAGGATCTCACGCTTGATTCTCGATACAGTCTCGTTCCGCAACTCGTTCCTTACCTTCCATTCCCCGGAATATTCCTTCAGGCCCTCATCCTTGGACCGGCAGTAAGGGAAGTAGCCATACAGCCGGTTGAACCTGGAGGCGCACCGGGCGGACCACTGGGAACGGTCAAAGCCGACCACCACATCCCTGCCGTCGAGAACCTGCCGGTTTCCCCTGCTCTTGGACAGCGGGGAAAGGGACACGGTCTGGGATCTGTCCATGCGGGAGACGATAATATGCACATGCAGCTGCAGTCCCGGCTTCCTTTCACCGGCTTTTGCCTTGCCGGCTTTCACCTCGGGATCATCGCCTTTATAGTGGCGTTCGGTTTCCACACGCCCATACCATACCAGATCGTCACCGGACCTGATCTTCTCCCGGTAAAAATTACGGGCATATTCATCCATGCACTCACGGGTGAGCCGTTTCATTTCAGCCAGGACTTCTTTCTGCTGCTCCGGGGAGAGCTCCGGGAATTCACCGGTCTTTTCCCCGGTCACTTTTTCAATGAGGTGCTGCTGCTCCTCACCGCTGGGATTGATGGTGAGCATATAGAACTTGTCGTCGTTCCGTTTCAGTGTCCTGTGGTTGTTGTCCATATGATGCATGACGGTCAGAGGGGTCACATAGTCCTCTTTCTGTGAAAAAAAATTATCATAATAAGGACGTTCCTCCTTCAGCTCCTTGCTGAGATATTCCACCAGCTGCACGCATTTTCCCTTGTTGTCCGACACGCCCGGAGTATTTACAGGCCGGTGGACTTTACAGTACATATTCCTCGTTGATCTTCTTGATGAGCAGCTGCAGGGTGCTGACGGGAACCTTGACATCATCATTGAATTTCACCTTCGGGAACTTGTCCGGATTGAGCTGGAATTTTATCAGTTCTGCCAGCCTGCGGAGCTTCTCCCGTTCTTTTTCCACATCCGCCGGGGAGCCCTCCCCGTACTCCGCCAGCTGTTGCTGGAGCTTCCTGTTCCTTTCCTGCAGATCATGCATCTCATTCATCAGCCTTGCATAGTCCGGGGATTCATGGAGGCCGCCTCCCATGCCGACCAGTTTATCAAGAATGGGCTTGAAGATGTCACGTTCCTGGGACTTTATGATCTTAATAAGATCCTCAATTCTTTTCTCCACCAAGGCTGTCGGATTTTTGGATGCGTAACGGGGGTTGAATCCCGTTATTTCAAAAAAAGTAATCATTCTGTCCACACAGACACTGACCGTATCGCTTCCCTTAAAGGTGTCCAGACGGGCTTTTACCGTGGGAGTAAGCCTGACCGACTTTATTGAATGTTCTTTCATGTTGTATGCGTTTTAGTTATACATGTAAATAGCTGTCACAAAGCTACTTGTTTTTGTTTTCTCCTGCAAGCGCCACCTGTCGCAGAGAGGTAAAAGTTTTATAACTTGCTGAAAATTAGTAAAATATCGGACACGCATACGGAGATGCCCACAACTTAACCCACTGCGAACCAGAGAGAAAGGAGAAAAGGTGCATACAAATGTATGCGCGACCTGTAACATTGCATATAATTAAACTATTGTATATCAACGCTATGCGTCGATTCATGTTCACGTGTGCGGGAACACCTCTTGCTCTTCCTTATTAGGAATTCACTAAGGGGATGAACCCCTTAGCCCCCCGGTAAGGAAGGGCAGCGTGGCATGTCCGGAACAAGGCGTTTTTAGGGGAGGTCCATCCCATGAAAAGAAATGACATGCAGAAAAGGGGAAAACGTATGGAGGAAATGACGGGCATGTGGAAAAATCCCCATGAAAGAAGGAAAAACGGCTCACAGAAATACCGGATACAACTTTTAGCAGAAGCAAAACAAAGCTAACACGCTGATAAATAGCATGATAAAACTTGGATATTCGAAGAAAAATCATTACCTTTGATATGTGATAATAAAGGAGATAACATCTTATGAATGAACAAATTAGAACCATTTTAGCCGAGGACGGTACAAAGACCTCGAAAATCCGAAAACTTCTGCTGCTCGGACTCACCCACCGTGAAATTGCCGATCTTGTAACCCGTGGAAACCGTGGGTTTGTATGGAATGTCTACAAGAGAATGAGGGACGAGGGGCTGATCGTATCCGCAGGGACTCCCACCGCCACCACCACACCCGAACTTGATTATTCTTTCAGAAGGAAATTCGGTGTCGAGATAGAAGCCTATAACTGCACATGCCAGCGGCTCGTACGCGAGCTGACGGAAGCGGGAATCGAGGTGGCTTCGGAAAGATACAACCATGACCTCCGTCCGCACTGGAAACTGGTAACGGACAGCAGTCTGAACGGGAATGACACATTCGAACTCGTAAGCCCCATACTGGAGGGAGAGGACGGACTGGAGAAGCTGGAGAGGGTCTGCTGGGTGCTGGACTCCTGTAATGTCAAGATTAATGGAAGCTGCGGATTGCATGTGCACATGAATGCGGAGGACTTCAACATCACTACATGGCGGAACCTGCTGCTTTCCTACAAGCATGCCGAAGCGGAAATAGACAAGTTCATGCCAGCCTCGCGCAGGGGCGGCAGCAACACTTACTGTGGCTCCCTCATCCAGTTTCCCGATGAGCGGATACGCTCGGCACGAAACATCAGGGAACTTCAGGGGCTGTTCCCCAGCAGGTATATGAAAGTGAACCTTCAAGCCTATTCACGCCACAGGACGGTAGAGTTCCGCCAGCATTCGGGAACCATCAGTTTTACAAAAATAGAAAATTGGGTGTGTTTTCTCGACAGAATGATTACCTTTGCATCCGTGGGTTCTCTGCCTGCAGGAATCAGACTGGAAGATTTTCCTTTCCTGGGAGAGAAACAAAAGTTGTATTATAAATTAAGAACAAAAAAATTAGCCGTATGA